ACGTTGGCACTACGGATGTAAAAATTGTTGTTACATCTACAAACACTGGTAGTGGTGTAGGTGTTATCAGCGTTGAATACGTTCAAGCTCGTAATCTTACATAGTTAATCTTGGGGGCTTCGGCTCCCTTTTAAAAGGAGATTGATTATGATGCAGACAGACGTAAAATCAGGCGCAGCAGCGGCTAATGCAACTACTACTATTTTTGATGGGCCAGCCCGTATTAAGGGTTTGACTATTAGCTACCCATCAGGTGGAACGGTTGTGCTTAATGATGGTACAGCCGGAACTGCTAGATTTTCTTTTACTGCGCCAGCCGCAGCCGGGTCAATCTATGTTGTGATTCCCGGAGAAGGTATTAAGTGCGCCACAAATATTTCAGCAGTGTGTGCCGCATCTACTACCGCAGTAGTGTTTTATGGCTAAGAAAACTCCCTCCCTTGCTATTGGCCGTGGTGAAAAGCTGCCAGTTAAGCAGGGGGCGGGACTTACCGCCAAAGGTCGTGCTAAATACAACGCAGCAACTGGATCGAACCTAAAGGCTCCACAGCCCGAGGGTGGCCCACGTAAGAAGTCATTCTGCGCCCGTATGAGTGGAATGCCTGGTCCAATGAAGGACGAGAAGGGCCAACCGACACGCAAAGCGGCGTCACTGAAAAGATGGAAATGTTAGGCATGGAAATTACAGTGGCGTGGACTGGGGGATTGACATTGTTTACCGGCCTATTTGCATATATTGCGCATGATAAGTTTTCTGAACTTGCGCGGGTAACGATGCTGTTGAACAAAACGCGTGAGGAAATTGCTCGTGATACAGCAACTAAAGCAGAAGTGGCAAGAGGTACAGATCATATTGACCAACGGTTTAACCGCTTGGAAGAAAAAATTGACCAGCTTATTAGCAAGGGGTAAATTATGAACCGCAAAGTTAAGCGTTATTCTGGTGAGGATGAAAGCTTCGTTGAAGATTCTGCTGACGACCCAATTGCTGAAATTATTAGAAAAGCAGAAATTGATAAGGCAAACAGCCGCCATTATTTCAATCCACTTGACCCCAAAGAAACTGCTCGGTCGAGGGGCATAGATCATGGGGAAGAATATTCTGGCGATAAGACGGCATCTTACAAGGCCGAAGCAGGCGTGCCATGGAAAGAACGCATTGTATCCAAGAAAGAACTCGCAGATTCCGGCCTTACCCTCAGAGAGTTTTTAAACCGTGAGCGTAAGTTAAAGCCACGAGGTGCTGCTACGCCAAAAAAAGCAGCAGAAACAAAAGTGCCAGAAGCAACTCCAGCACAACTTGCTGAGCGGAAAAAACAAGAGCGTGCGCAAGCTTTGGAAGAATCGCATCCAGAAGCACTAATTATTGGCGGGCCATTACTCAAAGCCGGTCGCGCAGGTTTAGCTGCTTTGCGCAGCGCCAAAGAAGTTGGTAAGCGGATTGAACCATACATAGCAAGCACGGGTAGAGATCTGGCCACAAGAGGCGGCAGAGAAGTCGGTAAGCGTATGGACGATCTACGCACCATTTATGATGACGGCATTCCTAAGTTGGCGAATAAAGCAGTACAACTTGGCACAGAAGCACTTAAGCTTAGCCGGTTTAAACATGGTGGATCTGTTAAGGCATCTAAGATGGGTTCTGTAAAGACGGCAAAACCTAAAATGACATCGGCTTCTAGCCGTGGTGACGGCATCGCCCAACGCGGCAAAACCAAAGGAAGGATCTGTTAATCATGGCTACGCTAGAAGAAAGAATTCGTGAATTAGAAGCTCGCCGCGCTAAGGGGGAGATTGTTCCTCAATTAGACGCGCTGTATGAAAAGCAGGATGCACTTACACGAAAAGGCTATGAGTCTGTAGTAAATCCCAAGCCGGAGCCAAAGCCAGTTGCGAAGCGTGTTGGTGGAATTGCCCGCACAAAAAGATATGCAGACGGCGGCATTACTCAGCAGCCAACCTATCCATTTGGAACTAACGTGCAGCCGGTAAGCACTGGTGAAACTGATTCAGGACAGTCTGGGGTAACCCAAACATTTAATATGTCGCCTAGCGCGCAGGCTGGCCAACCAGAGCAGCAAGTTTTTAAAAAAGGTGGCAAAGTATCTTCCGCCTCCCGCCGCGCTGATGGTTGTGCTATTCGTGGTAAAACGAGGGCATAATGCCTACAGTATCGAAGAAGCAAGAACGGTTTATGCAAGCCGTGGCTCACAATCCTAAATTTGCAAAGAAAGTGGGCGTCCCCACTAGCGTAGGTAAAGAGTTTACTAAATCAGGAGGCGGTATGAAAAAAAGTGGTAACGTAAAGAAAATGGCAATGGGTGGTAGGTCTCTTCCGCCTAACCCCCGTCGCCCGTTAGCGCAGGCGATTGATATGCCTCGTCCTCGCGCTCCATTGCCACGCCGCACTGGCAAGATGGCAGCGGGTGGTATGCCTCCCCGTGACATTGGAACTGGTGCTGGTCCTCGTAGACCGTTAGCGCAGGCGATTGATATGCCTCGTCCTCGCAGTATGCCTCCTCGGGACATTGGAACTGGTGGCAATCCTAACCTGCCACGCCGCACTGGCAAGATGGCAGCGGGTGGTATGCCCAACCCATTGAAAGGAGTAATGGAAAATATCACCGCTCCTAGCACCGGCGGTGGCGGCCGTCGTCCGTTGGCACAGGCGATTGATAAGCCCCGTCGGGTCCAAATTGACAAAGGGTATGGTAATGAAGGCCCTCGCAATTTGTTGGGTCCCATACTTGCCAATGGCCCCCGTCGCCCATTGCCACAGGCGATTGATATGCCCCGCCCTCGCAGTATGCCACCGCGTGACATTGGGACTGGTTCCGGCCCTCGTAATCCCGGTTCAATGCCTCGCCCTTCGCTGCCTCCTCGTGATATTGGAACTGGTTCCGGCCCTCGTGGAGCGCTCGTAAAGAACTTTAATGACTTCCTTTCGGGGCCCAAAGATTATAAGAAAAAAGGTGGCGTAGTTGCTTCCAAGATGGGTTCTGTGCGTACAGCGTCCCCTAGCCGCGACGGGATTGCCTCTAAAGGCAAGACCAAAGGTGCGATGGTTAAGATGGGTGGAGTTCGTGCGGCTGTTAAAGGCGGTAAGTGCTGAGATGAAAGCTTGCCGAGGTATGGGTGACATCAACCCTTCCAAGATGCCCGGCGCCAAGAAGAAGGCGCGTCGGGATGATACTGATTTTACTCAGTACGCGGAAGGCGGCGAAGTTTGGGATAAGGCTCGCCCTAAGAAACTTGGCAAGCCTAAGAAGTTAAGCTCAGCAAAGAAGTCTGCTGCTAAGGCGGCGGCCAAAGCGGCTGGTAGGCCGTATCCGAACTTGATAGATAACATGCGAATGGCGAGAAAGTAATGGCATACACAACTTCTACCACATCGTTCAATCCTACTCTTAATGAGTTGATTGAGGAAAGTTTTGAGCGTTGCGGTAAGGAGTTGCGTAGCGGCTATGATTTTCGTACTGCTCGCCGAAGCCTAAACTTTCTATTAACGGAATGGGCTAATCGCGGTATTAACTTGTGGACGATTGAGCAAGGTCAGATTACGTTGATACAAGGCCAGATTACATATGATCTACCAATAGATACGGTAGATTTGATTGAGCATGTAATCCGTACTGAGCCTGGTCAGATCGGCAACCAGACGGACATTAACATTAGCCGAATCAGCGTATCTACTTACTCGACAATACCAAACAAGATTACCCAAGGCCGGCCAATTCAAGTATGGATTAACCGCCAGTCTGGCCAGACAACAGATGCAGTAGCCGCCACCCCTGCTTATCCTCAGATTAATGTGTGGCCGTCGCCCGATCAAGGGACATTATTGAGTCCGTACTATTACTTTGTTTACTGGCGTTTAAAGAGAATGGTAGATGCTGGTAACGGCGTTAATGTTGAGCAAATCCCATTTCGCTTGCAAAATGCGCTTGTTGCTGGGTTAGCATATATGCTTGCAATGAAGTTGCCGGCTATTTCAGAACAAAGGATTGCCATACTTAAAGCCCAATACGATGAGGCATGGGATCTTGCTGCGGCAGAAGATCGGGAAAAAGCGCCGGATCGTTATGTGCCGCGCATGAGCTTCTATCGGTGATGTATGAGCAGTAAATATGCAAGCGGCAAGAATAGTATTGCAGAGTGTGATCGCTGCGGCTTTAGATATAAGCTGAAAGAACTAAGAAAGCTAACGATCAAGACTAAGCAAGTTAATATTAAGTTATGCAATACTTGTTGGGAGCCGGATCAGCCACAGTTATCGTTGGGCTTATATCCAGTTAATGACCCGCAAGCAGTGCGCGAACCAAGACCGGATAACAGTTATAGGCAAGCAGGTTATACAGGCTTGCAATTAACAATAAATTCAGACAATGGTGACCCAAGTGGCGGTAGTCGTGTATTCCAGTGGGGTTGGGCGCCAGTTGGCGGGGCAAGTAGTTTTGATGCAGTTTTAACGCCAAATTATTTGGTAGCAATAACAAGTGTTGGTACAGTAACGGTATCCTAGAGGAGTTTAAAATGGACGCAAAAAAAGCAGTTCACAAGCATGAGGCAGCAATGCACCCAGGCAAGCCTATGACTAAATTGGCCAAAGGCGGCAAGACTAATCTTCAGATGAAGCAGCTAGGTCGTGGCCTAGCTAAAGTTGCTAACCAGAAGAAGTCGTCGTTTACGTACAAAAAAGGCGGTTAATATGGCTAAGTTTTCGCAGAAGGTTATGGGCAAAGAAGTCGGCCAAGCCGCTGTGTATGCTAAGCCCCATTCAATGACCGGAGGTCCTATGAAGATGAAGAAACCTACTGATCCAAACATGCTAAATGCGCGTCAGCTTGGCCCACGTGAAAGTGTCCAGCGTGTAAGCGCGGGCGATCCAGGGCGTGATGATGTAAAAAAGACGGGCATTAAGATTCGCGGTACTGGAGCGGCAACTAAGGGCGTAATGGCTCGCGGCCCGATGGCATAACCATGACTTACACTGAGCTTGTTGCGTCGATCCAGTCGTACACCGAGAATGAATTTCCGGATATAACGCTGTCTGACGGCTCTACTGAGACAACTGCTGAACAGATCAATCGGTTCATTCAGCAGGCGGAGCAGCGCATTTACAACTCGGTTCAGTTTCCGTCTATTCGTAAGAACATGATTGGCAATTTGCAGTCGGGCAATAAGTACCTACAGGCGCCTAACGATTTTCTGGCTGTGTACTCCTTAGCGGTTATTGAGAACTATGGAACGGCTACGGAGACATATACTTTCTTGTTGAACAAGGACGTTAACTTTATCCGTGAGTCTTACCCTACTCCCGCCGATACAGGTCTGCCTGCGTACTATGCGTTATTTGGTCCGGCTATTTCAGGAAGTACGATTACTAATGAGTTGACGTTTATTCTTGGCCCAACGCCGAATAGTGCGTACACAGCAGAGTTACACTTCTACTATTACCCTGAGTCAATCACCACTGCTGGCTCTTCATGGCTTGGCGACAACTTTGATTCTGTACTGTTATACGGGTCATTGGTTGAAGCCTATACGTTCATGAAGGGCGAGACTGATTTGATTAACTTGTATGATGGCAAGTACAAAGAAGCAATGATATTAGCGAAACGTCTGGGCGATGGTATGGAGCGCCAGGATGCTTACCGTTCAGGTCAATATCGACAACCGGTGACTTGATATGGCAATCAATCAAACCCAAACTACTAGCTTTAAGAAGCAACTGTACGAAGCGGTACATAACCTTCTTACTGATGATCTTTACATGGCGCTGTATGTTGCGACCGCAGATCTTAATCAGGATACTTTGATTTACACAACAAGTGGCGAAGTTACTGGCGGCGGCTATACTGCCGGTGGGGTTTTGTTAACCGGTGTGACAATTAACTCATCTGGTTATACGGCGTATGTCAGTTTTAATGCGGTTGACTTCAATGCTTCTGTTACAGCGCGCGGCGCGTTAATCTACAATGCGTCGCAAGGTAACAAATCAATTGCGGTATTGGATTTTGGATCTGATAAAACGTCTACTGATTTTACGGTTACGCCGCCTACCAACACAGCTACATCTGCCATTATCAGGAGTTCAAATTGATTACGACGACTAAAGGTGAAATGGACGAATCCTTGCTGGAGAAGCGCGAGGGTAATGTTGATAACGATAATGAATACACTACGTGGGTAGAGTATTGGTTAGATGGTGAACTGGTACATCGTTCTGCCCATGTTCAATTAAAAAAAGCGGTGGGGTTAAAAGTCGAAGCCGCATCTTTCGGTTAATTTTTAAAGGAGCCTCAAATGGCCAATACGCAAAGCATGTGCACCTCGTTTATGAGCCAGCTTATGCTGGGGGAACATCAACTTGGCACGGCAACGCTTGTTTCACGTACCAGTTTAACTTCGCCGACTACCGACACGCTTAAAGCTGCTCTGTATCTAGCCTCTGCTACGGTAGACGCAAGCACCACAGTATACAGTGCTAGTAATGAAGTGTCAGGCACTGGCTATACTGCTGGCGGAGTAACGGTAACTAATGCAACAGCGCCAAACTCTACTAACGCATCGGCAACAGCGGGTGTTGCGTTTTTTACGCCTTCGGCCAGTATTACGTACACGACAGTAACTTTGGCTACTGCGTTTGACGCGGTGTTGTTGTATAACTCTACGCAATCCAACAAGGCAATTAGCGTTCATACCTTTGGTTCGCAGACTATTACGGCGGGTACGTTTACGCTGACGATGCCGTCGAATACAACGACAACTGCATTGATCCGTTTGGCTACCACCTAATAGGGATAGCGGGGTAACTCGCTGGAGCAGCTATGTCTTTTGGAATATTTGCATTTTCTGAAGCTGCTTTTGCTGCGTTACCCGCGCCCGCAAATGTGGAGGTTGCCCTCACGGGGGTAACAGCCAGCGGGGCTGTAGGATCAGTTACAGAAACAAGCGAAGTTGCTCTCAGTGGCGTAGAGGCTTCTGGTGCAGTAGGCACAATTACAGTCGGGGAGATTTCATTAGCACTGACAGGTGTTGAAGCCACCGGCGAAGTTGGTACAGTAACTTACGGGCAAGTTATAACATTAGCCATTACTGGCGTTGAAGCCTCGGGCGAAGTAGGTACTGTTGTTGTTGCGGAGCGGTCGTTAGCGTTAACGGGTGTTGAGGCGGCAGGGGCAGTAGGTTCTATTGGGGTCCTTGGCATTGAAGCCGGGCTGCAAGGCGTTGTAGCTACAGGCGAAGTAGGCACTGTAGCTCTTGCTGATCGTGAGATTGCTTTAACTGGAGTTGTAGCGGCGGGCGCGGTAGGTGACGTTACTGAAGAAAACAGCCCAACCGAAGATGGCGTTGTAGCTACAGGTGCGGTAGGATCAATAGGGTCTAGCCGCACGGTGGCATTAACGGGCGTACAGGCTAGAGGACAAGTTGGCTCGGTAGATATATTTTATTGGACATTAATAGATGATGGTCAAACACCAGCTTGGCAAATAATAAGTAATTCACAAACACCGACTTGGGGCCTAGTAGATGCGGAGCAGACTCCAGATTGGCAAGATGTTGAAATGACTGTGTAAGGATAAATTATGGCCGTAACAAATTTCTCACCCCTGCTTGGTCTGGCACTGCCAACCACAGGGGATTTGTCTGGCACTTGGGGTGTAACGGTTAATGATTCAATTACCGGCCTTATTGATTCTGCGGTTGCGGGAACAACGACGTTAAGTACGGATGCCGATGTAACGCTGACCACAACTAATGGCGCGGCTAATCAGGCACGTAATGCGGTACTGTTATGTACTGGCGCGAGAACAAGCATTAAAACAATTACAGCCCCTGCACAAAGTAAAACTTATATTGTTATTAATAACACTTCTGGTGGGTACGCAGTTAAGTTAGTAGGAGCGGGGCCAACCACAGGAATAACAATCCCCACAGCTACACGCGCATTAGTGGTGTGGAATGGATCTGATTTTGTTTTGGCGCAAATCTCAACATTCAGTGAGCTAATCACGGTTACGGGTACAGCGGCAACTGCTGGCGGTATTGCCCTGGGCGAAGATTCAGATAACGGCGTAAATACCGCTACTGTCAAAGCGCCGGCGGCCATTACTTCTAACTACACTCTTACCCTGCCGCAGACGGATGGTGTTACGCTGGGCTACCTAAACATCCCGCAATCAGGATCGGCTAAGACAACTAGCTACGCTCTGGCAACCACTGATATAGGTAAGGTCATTGAGGTAGGTTCAGGCGGCTCCATTACGGTGCCTGACGCTACGTTTGCGGCTGGTGATGCCATCATCATTTTCAACAATACGAGTGGCGCTATCACAATGACCATGACGATTACTAATGCCTATATCGCTGGAACTGACGCGGATGAGGCTACAATTGATGTGGCAACGCGCGGTGTAGCTAATATCTTGTTTGTTACAGGTACGACCTGTGTAGTTACTGGAAACGTGAGCTAAACAATGGCATTAGTCCTCAAAGACCGAGTTAAGACCACGACCACGACAACTGGTACGGGCACTGTCACGCTTGGCTCCGCAGCGGCTGGTTATCAGAGTTTCTCGGTCATTGGCGACGGTCAGCAGACTTACTATGTGATTTCTGATGCAACGGACTGGGAATCAGGCATAGGGACGTACACAGCCTCGGGCACTACCCTGTCACGTACACAGGTCTTTGAGTCAAGCAACAGTGATGCGCTAGTCAACTTTGCCGCTGGCACTAAGACTGTAATCGTAGGCTACCCATCAACGGCTACGGCAGGCGGTGTGCCTAACTGTGATAACTCATCTATAGGCACTGATCTATCGGGGTTCTCAACGTTTCAAGCTGCGCTACAGAGTGGTGTAACAGGCGGTGCGCTGTTTGGAAATAACAGTACTAATGGGATTGTAAGTACCTATAGCTTGGTTGAGACGAGGACAGGCGCATATACAGGAGGCGTACTTGCACCTAACGGTGATGTATATTTTGTCCCAAGAATTGCAGCCATAGGGCAAAAAATATCCGCAACAGGAGTTGTTTCCACCTATTCGCTTGTTTACACCGTAGCAGGTATAGGTGAGGGAGGCGTACTAGCCTCTAACGGCGACATACATTTTGTTCCTTACTCTGCCGTTAGAGGCCAGAAGATTTCGGCGTCAGGAGTTGTTTCCACCTATTCGCTTGTTTACACCGTAGCAGGCGCATACACAGGAGGTGTATTAGCTCCTAATGGCGATATACACTTTGTTCCAAGAGACGCAGTAGTAGGTCAAAAAGTATCTTCTTCTGGCGTTGTATCAACTTATTCTTTGGTTTATACGGCAGCCCAAGCATATAGGGGTGGCGTACTTTCTCCTAACGGAGATATTAATTTTGTTCCTTATAACGCAAACATAGGGCAAAAAATATCATCCGCAGGAGTTGTTTCCACTTATTCACTAGCTTATACAACTACTACTGCTTATACAGGCGGTGTATTAGCCCCTAACGGAGATATTTATTTTGTTCCTACCAGTGCTGCCGTAGGCCAAAAAATATCTGCTGCTGGCGTTGTGTCTACGTACTCATTAGTTTATACGGCAAGTGCTGCTTATTGGGGTGGTGTTTTATCCCCAAATGGAGATATACATTTTGTCCCATATAGTGCCGTTAGAGGACAGAAAATTTCTGCATCTGGAGTTGTTTCTACGTATTCACTAATTTATACAACAGCAACCGCTTACGCGGGAGGCGTTTTAGCTCCCGACGGGAGCATTTATTTTATTTCTTATAACGCCGCAGTAGGCCAGAAAATCTCCACGAATCCCGGTCAGCCATTAGGCCTCGGCGTATGTCTGAGTTCATTCCTTAATAAATTCTAATCATGACATTCGTTATCCGTGATCGCATATTAGTAACCAGCACAACTACAGGCACAGGTACGTTTACACTTGGCGCGGCTACTGCTGGCTATCAGGACTTCTCTAGCATAGGTGACGGTAACACTACTTACTACACGATCACTAACGGTACTGATTGGGAAGTAGGCATTGGCACGTATGCTACTAGCGGCACGACATTAGCCCGTACACAGGTTCTATCCTCAAGTAACAGCAATGCGTTGGTCAACTGGGCAGCAGGGTCTAAGAATGTCTTTGTACCACAGCCAGCTATCAATACACAAGGCACAGCGCCTACAGGTGACAACTCGTCTATCGGTACAGATCAGGTAGCGTTTAACAACTTCCAGAAGAACATACAGGCTAGTGTTAACGGTGGTGTGACGTTTAATAACAATGGTACGGCGGGAATTGTTAGTACATATAGTTTGGTTTATACGGTAAGCAGTAGTTATACAGGCGGTGTATTAGCTTCAAACGGTGATATTCATTTTGTTCCGTTAGGCGCTCCTAGAGGTCAAAAAATTAATTATTTGACAGGTGTTGTTTCAACTTATTCATTAATTTACACTGGAAGTGCTTCTTATTCTGGTGGCGTGCTTGCAGCTAATGGGGATATACATTTTGTTCCTAGTGCCGCACCAGTTGGACAAAAATTAAATTCTTCCGGTATTGTTTCTACATATTCTTTGGTTTATACGGTTAGCGTAGCGTATGGCGGCGGTGTTCTTTCCCCTAACGGGGATATACATTTTGTTCCTAATACAGCTAACAGAGGCCAAAAAGTATCTGCTGCCGGAGTTGTTTCTACATATAGCTTGGTTTATACAACTGCTGCTGCTTATGAAGGCGGTGTACTAGCCTCTAACGGGGACATACACTTTATTCCTAAAAGCGCAAACAGAGGGCAGAAAATTTCTGCTTCCGGAGTAGTCAGCACTTATAGCCTAGTTTATACAACCTCAAATGCGTACAGTGGTGGCGTTTTAGCGCCTAACGGGGATATTAATTTTGTTCCTTTTCGTGCAACAGTAGGACAAAAAATATCCGCTTCTGGAGTTGTTTCCACGTACTCGTTAGTTTATACAACAACTTCGGCTTACTCAGGTGGCGTTTTAGCACCAAACGGAGATATTCATTTTGTGCCTTTGCAAGCAAATAGAGGGCAAAAAATTTCAGCAGACGGAATTGTTTCAACTTACTCATTAATTTATACAGCAGTTAATGCATATGCAGGTGGCGTACTAGCTCCCAATGGTGACATATATTTTGTTCCTGAGAGTGGCGCGGTTAGAGGCCAAACAATCTCCACCTGCCCTGCCATTCCCTTTGGCTTAGATACCTGCCTAAGTTCATACCTCAATAAGTTTTAAGGATCATCATGGCTTTTGTCGTT